CGGACGCAAGTCTCTGAAGGCTCCTGGCCTGCCGCTGCCTGGACTCTTCAGCAGAACGTGGCTGACTAGCAGGTTCAGCAAGAACGTCAGAAAGGAATGCCTGCCTGATCTGGTCCCTATCGTCCCTGGCGATCTTGTCAGCAGCAGCGTAGTCAGCACCACTCCGCAAGTAGTTGGGGGATATCTTGACCGGAGGACGTGTCACTAACATTCCCCCACTAGTCATGTCCATATCAACCATACTGTCGTCTTCAACCATGAGAGGCGGATTCAGGTCCTTGCCTGCGGCAATGAGTATCTGCCTCCTTAGTTCACTTAGACCCCTGGCGTCTGCCCTGGCTAAATGCCCACGACCACGACCGTACTCCTCGCCGTCAACACGGTGTAGCCTACTGACAACGAATGGCGGAATGTCGTAGCCGTCCTCTTTAAGTATACGACCGCCACCAGCCTCGCTGACATAAAGGCTTCTGTATTTCTTCGTTGTCTTAGCAGGGAGACCACCGAATACACGATTCTCATTCTCGAATACGAACTGATAATAATCTACCAGTTCCATTTGCTTCCCCTGGGAGAGATTCTGCAAAGCGTCTGGACCGGGGTCCTTGAAGAACCGTGCTGCGTCAATAGAGGGCATCTGGTAACGACGAGCGACCATGATAATCCGCCCACCCTTGCCCTGCGACCACCACATCTGCCCCACAGGGACCGACTCAAAGGTGATACCATTGGAGGAGTTGGGGCTCAGCACGTCCTCCTCTACCATGAGTGTAGCGTTACCTAGCACAATCAGATCCCTCAATACCGAAGTAGCCTCGCTGTAGAAGTTACTGTCGGCTAGTTGTGCTAACACTCTTTGCGCCGTGACGTCTAGCGTCTTCTTGGCACCGTCGTCATATGTGAAGTCGTACGGAGGGACTAGCCTCAGCCAGTCCTGTGAGGGGGGCAGAAGGGAGCCCTTCATGAAGTTCACTAGTTGGTCGGCAGCGATCATGGCCGTTGAGTCAAATACAGGGTGTACCCTATTAGACCCCTTGGCCTTCTTTGTTGTGATATCGCCCCTGAAGGGCATCATATAGTTTGAAATGTCCTGCCAAGCCGACTCGTGGTTCGAGCGACTGGACTTCATAGTACTTAACCGGGCTAGTAGTTCTTGTACTTCTGTCAATCTAACCTCCAAAGAAGTCCCGCTCAGGCATCCTGAAGGACCTCGTGTGCGACCGGGCATTCCCAGGCTTTGCTAAGTGGAGCATCATAATACCCTTATGGAGGGCGTCAATGCAATGGTCCTCCTGCCTGGGAACTATTTTGCCATTTTTATGCCGATATCTCCGCATCTCTGTCAGGATCTCCTGGGTGCCTCGTATCATATAAAGCAGTGTGCCCTGATTCATCATGTCCAGAACCTTCTCGATCACGCTCATAAGAGCACGGGTCTTGGTCCCTGTCATTGGGTCGATCATGTGAGCAGCCTCCGCTAAGACGTTCACCCCCATCTTCCTGAGTTGCGAAACCACCGTCCCAGACGACGTCTCTCGCATTGCGTCATGAGGCCAAGCCACTGGGATTTCACGACCACCCATGCCAATCAGCCGACTCCCGAAGTCAGCGACAGACATACCCTCCGCCTTGAAGTCCTGAACCACATAGGTTATGCCCGAGTTTGGGTCGTGGCTCAACTTCACTGCCGACCACTTGCCCGTGGTGTGGGCCAAGTCTATCCCTATGATCTGCTTATGGTACGAGGCTACCTGGAAGTCTTCCGTGGTTATCACCTCATGAGGCACATTGTATATCAAACCCTGGCTGGCGACAGGCCTTCCGTACAAGCGAGCCTCGGCGAACGGGTTGTTCTCATACTTCTTAAGAAGGTGGCTACGCTGGGCAGGGTCCATGTGCGTCGCCTTCGTTATGTCGTAGTTGATTAGACGCTTTATCTCCCCGTCAGAGCCCTCGAACATTAGGTATAGTTCGGTCTCCCCCCGCAGAGGAGTCATGGCTATGTCTACATAACCCCCCGTTGCATTAGTCCGTGCGGATAGTTCCTCATACACCATCATTTCAGGCTCTTCGTCAATAGCCACTAGGTCGAGAGAGTACCCCTGGAGACGACGCCAGCCTGTGGAGTACGAGAACACGTAGGCCTTGCTATACCCGTCAAACTCTCCGTCTGGACCAAAGTGCTTGACCCTGAAGTAGTCTATTTGGTTAGCAACTCCACCAGACATCCTGGTTATGTCCTTGTCTGGATCAAACGAACCCTCAGGGAAATAACCACCACCCCGGTCCTCTGGTGGGCCAATAAGACGGTTGACTAATAAGTCCCTGGTAGACTGAGCAGTCTCCCCTCCAAGAGCAGCATTGATTGGACCGTCGAACCGCACGCCCGTGTACCAACTAGGGTACAGACCCGTCATGTGGTATGTGAACTTCATCATTAACGCAGTGGACTTACCCGCTTGGTTTGCGCCAGTAAGCATGGTCTCTTTACTGTCGGCATTTATGAAATCACGCTGTCGGTCGTTTGCAGAGATAGAACCCAGTAAGTCCTTCTCCCTGCGCTTCAGGAGTTCCTTCTCGATCTCAATAAGCCGTATGATCTCCTCATTCGCCATCTAGACTCAACCTGTCCTTCTGTAACGACCTGAGCATTTCTACAAGTTCCTTGTCCGACTTCTGGTTCAACTGAACTACTTCCTTGTCCGACTGGTCCTGCTTGGGTAGTACCTGCGGTATAATAGAGCGACCAAAGAACATTAACACCTTGTCCCCCTGCTCAGTACCGGGCTGCGCAAGTGCTGCCATATGCACAAGTTTCTCGAAAAGACCCACCTCAACCAGCATATTCAGAAACTCAGTCTTGACCTCATACCCGTCTCGCCACACGGTGCTGGGGCAAGGTAGCGTGTCCGTCGATCCGTTCGCCCTAGATAACTGCCATATCTCCCTGAAATCTTCGTCGGTCTGAGAGGCTGAGAAGGCGTACTCGTAAGGTATGCCAACTAGTTCGCACGCCTCACCAAAAGAAGATCCAGACTCAACCGCCTCCCTCAACTTGTTCTTAACCCCAAGACGGAGCATCATGTCGTCATAGTCGGACTGCCTTTTTGGATTCACCTTGGGTGGGTCTGGTTTAGACACATTAATCCTTCCGTTGGGATACGCCATGGCCTTTCAATGCGACCGATGTAGCGAAGTATACGACCATACCCCCACATCTATCAAGGCCATATCTGAGCATCATTTCATTTGCCCCGTTTGCGCCTACGACCTGAGGCTCCTGATCGAGGCGTTCGTGGACAAGAGCCCCAAGCACCACGGTCGGCGGCTCATCGGATCTAAGTTGATATTCATGAACCACTTGTGAAAACCTGGAGAAAATATTTGACACGAGACCCCGGGGTGTGTTACGGTCTCCCGCCGTTTAATACTCATAGTTAGGAGGACTGCAATGCAGTTCAACAATACCACCATCTCAGGGAACCTCGTTGGTCACCCAGAGATGGACGTCACCAAGAACGGAACCGACGTCGCACAGTTCCGTATCGCCAACAACCTCGGGTCCCAGGAGAAGAAGCACACCAACTTCCTCGACGTGATCGTCTATGGAAAAGGGGCGGCAAACTGCGGCAAGTTCCTGTCGAAAGGCGACTCCGTTCTCGTTACCGGAACCCTCCGTATCGACGAGTACAAGACACGGGAGGGCGACCCACGGAAGGCTGTCATTGTCGAGTGCAACAATGTCCAGTTCGTCAAGTGCAAGGCGTTCAACGAGTCTGAGGAGCACACGGAGACTCCTCGTCGGAGGCAGGCCCCTGAGCCCCAGGAGACCCCCTTCTAGGATCGCTTACTAACGGTGGTGCCCAGGCTCATATCGACCTGGGCACCTATCCTAGATAGGAGACCATGACTAACATGCGTAGACCATCGCACATGGAGGACCATATCTTCCAGCAGATCGTCGAGCGGGGGGATCACTTCCCAGTCACGCCTGACATGATCAGATTCTCGCTGCCGTCCATTGAGGACTTCAGGGAGGTGGTGCCAGACACTATGTCGTCTGACGAACTAGACTGGGTGTACCGAAGGCACTCAACGCACGGGCGAGAGACTTCGCCGGAGTG